CGGGATATGCAGTTCCAATTATCTGACCACGAGCATTCAGAGGAATAGTAGTATCTCCACTAATTGCTTCCTTAGAAGTTGGTGTAAGTAAGAACAGTCCATCTAATTTGATCTCAGCATATTTATTACTAGGGGTACTAGAGGTAACTGTATTCACTCGAGCATAAAGTGTTCCAGTTTTACCATTATTGGTAGCATTCTCAATAGCTACTATCTGACCGGGAACGAAATAGATAGGTGTTTGATTATCAGTTGTAGTCTTTCCACGTCTATCATATTTGCAGGATACTTTTACGGTATCAAGCTTAGCTACTGCAGTAGATATGAAGAAGTTTCTACGTTGCCACTGATGGCGCTGTTCCATCATCTTGAATACAGGATCTGGTGTCGACATCTTTCTTAAACGAGTAAGATAAGAAAAGAATGGAGATTCCTGAGGACGCAGTTCCGCAATCTCTCCACTCAAATCAAAGGTCCGACGTAGGTTATCTAAACTAACATTCACGGGCGGAACGGTAAATTGATTATAGGTTCCACCTTGTGAAGTAGTGAAGAATTTTGGGGTATAATTGTCTGCCATTTTAATTTTCTCCTATTTTAAAATTGTGTATTTCTATTACTCTGCTTAATCGCCTGACGAATAAGTTCGAGAGTTGGATCCGTAGCCCCTTCAGACTGAGCATTATGCACTCCCATTGTGGGTGGCACACTCTGAGCTCTTTGTCTCTGAATGAAATCAGGAGAAGGCGCATTCGCTCCATAAGGATTAAACTGAGCATTCGGATTGGGTGGCGGAGAATACATAGGCGAAGGTGCTACAGGATTCGTTCCATTCTGCATCTTACGCATCTGATATAACTGAAATAGATTATCGATAGTTATAGAACTATCATCTGACATGGTCTGAACAAAGTCAAGAGCAGTATTATAATCTACTCCATAGTTATTCATAATTGTATTTATTACGCTATCCAATGCCGTCTTCACTTCGTTGGCACCTTTCAGTTGACCAAATTTCTCTTCCTGTTCCCATTGCAGTTGTTCCAGTCGTTCCTGTTGCTTTGCTTGAATCCACTCATTTTTTAGAGCATTATACTGATTCATTCTAGTATTATAGTCTATGAGTGCACTCAAATACTTTGCGGATTCCGAGTTTGGATCACTGTATGCCTCCACTTGGCTGTAATTATACGGTCTTACAGGTGCAGGTGGTGGGTCAGGAAATTCTTCATCTTCTTCTTCTTGTGGTTGTTCTTCTTGTTGCGCAATACTAGCAAGATATTGCTGCATAGTTGTCATTTGTTGTTTAAGTGCTTCATTCTCTTCTTGAAGCTTCTTATACTGATTTTGAGTCTGATCATATTGTGACTGCCAGTATTGATACCGGACTTGATCGTTATCAGTTTGGGTAGTGGATGGATTCTCGTCTTTATTCTCGGGTGTTCCAAAGGAAGCCGAGTCCATTTCATCTTCCCAAGAGTCACTGATCGGAACTCCAAACATGTCATATTGATTATTTGGGTTTAACATCATTCCTCCTTCGGAGATGGTTTAGTATTTCGACGAGCCTGTTCTTCCATTATCATTCTCTGAGTTTCCAGAGCGGCAGCATTACCGGCATTCTTGAGCGTATCATTCAATCTAGCGGCATATAATTCCTCTGACTTTCTCTGTTCGAGTGCAGTTTCACGCAACTTCATTTTTTCTGCTGATACAGCCTGATCAAGACGAGAATGGAATAACTCTCGTTCTCGAGTTTGAAGATCTCCTTCTAACTCTTTAATTCTTTGTTGTGCTTGCTGAAGTGCTTGCTGATATTGTTCAATAGTGTCAATTCGACTTAAAACTCCTTCAATATCAAACACATCAGTTTTCTTAAGGACTTCTACTCTATCGATGATTTGGTCTTTATACATATCTCGATAGAACTCTAATTGAGCATAGCGATTTGCTGGAAGAGTAGATCCGGGAATAACGATTAAGTCGTATTTACCTACGCTGACATCGTTCATTACCTTCACTTGCTGACCATAATCATCGTATAGTCTCTTATTAATAACATATTCCGATAGAGAATTATTAGGTTGAAGTATACGTATCATCTTCTCCGCAATATAGAACTCTTGAATAAAGCTAATCATAACCTTACCTAATAGAGTAAGAGCTTGCTCGATAGATGCCTGCTTAACCTTAATACGTCTCTGACCGAACTCATCTAACATCATTATCCCACGATAAGTATCTGGTGCTGCTTGAGGACTACCCATCATATTCTCAAAGAGACCCAATTCGTGATCGATGTCTTGCTTTGCCATAATTTCATTCTGGTATAATTCATTAGGCATTGGTAACGGAGCAACGGGAACGGGCTGACCTTCACTAAAGTCAACTTCAATTATCGCTCCGGGTTGAGCCCATTGTTCCTTTAGGGCTTCTACGTCGGTTCCTCTCGGAACCAGTACTTTCACATTAGTGGAAGTGGACGCATGTGCAACTATAAGAGATCTAATCTTGTTAATATATCTCTGCATATCTTTCACCAGCCTTACATCAGAAAGCGGGTATGGTGAACCGGTATGCATATTCATTAATGGGATTATAGGATACTCTTCGCAGTTGAGTAAGCGTCGATAAAGGGTCTTATCTCCTACAACGAACCCCATCTGAATTCGTTGCATCGGAACCTTTACCGCAGTAATTAATCCTTGCTCGGCAAGATCCATCATACGAACTTGCTGTATTTGCGGAGGTTGAGGGGGTTGCATCCCCTGCTCTGCAATAGCTTGTGCATATTCCGGATTCTGTTGAGCTACTTGGAGTAATTCCTGATATTGAGCTAGAGCTTTTTGATACTCTGCCATAAGTCGTTCTGCTACCTGACGAGCAAGAACTTCTTCGGTGGCTATATTGCCATTGATAATCCAGACAGGACGTTGGAGATATTCTTCGAATTTTTCGGGGGTAAGAGTATACTCTGCCCTACTCCAACTCTCGAATACTCTTACTAGTTCTACCCAGACTTTAGTATAGCGCTCATAGCCACGTATGTATTCGCCATCAAAGAGATCCGGATTCTCTACACCAGCGAATACAATGAGATTATCACTCGTGTTCCCAGTAATTATCATATCACTTCGGAAACTATTTCCACTTGCAGTATCGATAGCTTCAGTATAAGATGGGTATAATCGCTGAAGCTGACCTTTGGTATAGGTGCGGCTAATGATAATATCGGATGCATCACTACAGAATTCATCTTGCGCATTCGGATCAATATATACTTGCAATGGATCAATAGCCTTAAACTTTACTTCACCTCTTCCACCATCGGCGTAGGGATCGATATATACAAGCAGAACACCCATTCCCGTAACATAAAAATCATCTATAGCTTTTGAAAGTTGTCTATCACCTTGAGAAATGCTCCAGATATACTGGATGAGTCCATTCATTGCTCCAGCAGTCTGATTATCCGAATCTTCTGCTGCAGTTACTCGGAAAGTAGGATGATTCGATGTAAGTATTCCTTTTGCCAATTCTACTGCGGGATGAATACGATTTATTACTAGTGCTGCCTGAGAACGGGCTTCGAGTATCTTTTTATCTTCTTCGGACCACTGAGCACCATATCGGAACTCTCTATCTTCTGTAGCTTGCTGTGCCCAGATAACTCTATTTCCGGAACTAAATCTAGTAAATAATTCCTGTGTTTCTTCGGCATAGTAGCTATCGCTTGAAGTCATAACATTTTTATCTTTTTTCATATATCACATCTTCCTCGCTTACATATACTTCCGCAGAATCGCTATGAAATCCAATAGCCGAAGCTCCGGAATATATTGCTTCTTCCTCGTTATCTGGAAAAGCTTTATCTATTATAAAACGAATAAGTTCTGTGTTCTCCGTGGCTGGTATCCCATGCGCTCGTAGATTATCTACTATGATCCCAACTCTATTTGACCAGAGAATACACTTCACGATACCCTCGGTATCGATCTCTTCGTTCTTTACCTCTTCGTCGTTTTTCTTAAGTTCTTCGTCTTTTTTAGTCTTTTTTGTCGTCATACTGCCATCCAACTTAGTCTCTCTTTCTTTACAATTTCCTTATCCGGACTGGTTTGTAATCTCTTCTTTGGAGGACGGTAACCATAATTTGAAGCCATCCAAATACTGTCAAGTATATCATCATGTTTTCCTCGAGGAAACGCAAGAAATTCTCGTTCTGCTTCGAGATCGTTAGGTCGGAATATCAGTTTCCCTTGAGCCATTAGCGGCACCAATCCGATTAATCTCTGAGACTTATTCGTTCTATGTGTAATCTTCTTTTCAATTCCGGGAATATATATACCCTCTTCCAGCATCATCTGTCTCGTAGTCATACGACAACTTTCCTGATAAGCCTGAGATTCGATGTAGACACCACGATGAT